TTCGTCCGATACGATGCGCGCCCGGTTCATGCTCTACCTCGACGCAGGAGACCCGCCGACGAACGGCAGTAACCGCGTGCTGAGGGAATTCACCGAAGGCGGCCAAGACGTTGTGCAGTTCTTGCGCCCCGGTTCCGCCAACCCGCCATCATGGGCGGATATCATTATCGATACGCGCTGGCCTTGCGTGCAAATCATTGCGGAAGGCTATTTCAGTGTTGCGGTAGGAAGCCCGCTCCAAACGGTCATCAACTTTGACGCTTCCGGCATGTTCCCCATGGTCAAATACATGACCAAGCACGGGGCGGGGTCGGAAACGAGCGTTGGGAGTTGGACCGAATCGATCAAGCTTCCGACCGTTCGTCAACGCGTCTATTCGACCAACAGCAATTTCGAGTGTGGTGATAGTTCCCATTGCCGCCTCACGCAGACAAGCGCCACGTTTGTCACCCATCGCGGTCAGCCGGGCGATTACTACAACGATGCAGATGATCCCGGCACGTGGCGCACGGAAGGCGCCGATCACGTGCTCGGCATCCGCTACTACATTCTCGGCATCCCAGCTTAGGAACTCCTNGTAACCGGCACGGTTTCCGTGACCGCCGGCAGCGCCGTTGTCACCGGCTCCGGGACCGCCTGGGCCACGGCACTGATTGCCGGCGGGCTGTTCGGCCTCGACAGCAGCAACGGCAACCCGGTCCCGATCCTCTCCGTCGACAGCAACACGCAGCTGACGCTGGCCAAGCCATGGCGCGGCACCACGGCGGCCGGGCAGGGATACTGGATCATCCGCGATACGGCCTACCTGCAGCAGCAGACCGTCAACGCCCAGGCGCTCTCGACCTATATCCAGCGGCTCGACAATGCGGCGCTCACGGCGCTGGCCGGGCTCGACCCCGCGGCGGACAAGTTCGCCTACTTCACCGGTGCAAACTCGGGCGCGCTGGCGGACATCAAGGCAAAGGGGCGAGACCTGCTTTCGTCGACGGGTGTGCTCGACGCACTGCTGAAGCTCGGGCCGGTGTGGGGCGGCTCCGTGCGATCCCCTGCGAACAGTGACGTCGGATTGGTCGATGGCGACCTCAACACGATCACCGTTGCCGGCGTTTACACACTCTCGGGAAACTGGGCCAACACCTATGCCGGAGCCGCCTCGGTAGCCACGACAGGCACGCTCGTGGTTCTCCAGCGAAGCGCCAATGCCGTGTTTCAATATTTCNGTGACGTCGGATTGGTCGATGGCGACCTCAACACGATCACCGTTGCCGGCGTTTACACACTCTCGGGGAACTGGGCCAACACCTATGCCGGAGCTGCCTCGGTAGCCACGACAGGCACGCTCGTGGTTCTCCAGCGAAGCGCCAATGCCGTGTTTCAATATTTCTACCGAGACAACAACCAGGTCTTCAGAAGGAACACCGTCAACGGCGGCACAAGCTGGACGGACTGGACGATTGTTGAGCTACCGGTTGTCGGGACCGTATCAAACTCCGCGGGCTTTCCTGCCGGCGCCGTCATTGAACGGGGCAGCAATGCCAATGGGGAGTACGTCAAATTTGCCGACGGCACCATGATTTGCACGTCACCGGAACTTCCCGTCGCAATGACCCAGGCTGCTGGCAACGTTTTTTATTCCAATGCCGTGAGTGCGCCGATGCCGGTCCTTTTCACCGGAATTCAGCGGGTTCGGTCACGTGACGACGACAATTAACGCCTGGGTGAACCCCAGAACTGCTTTCGGTTCGTGGGTGGGGTCGGCCTACGCCTATGCCTCTCGCACCAGCGACACGATCCGATTTGGTGCCCTTGGAAGGTGGTTTTAATGCAAATCAAGTTCTCTCCCCAGCGCCGCGATGACCTCCTGACGGTCACCAGGGCAGGCGACGTTTTCACGATCAACGGTGTGCCATTCGACTTCTCGACCTTGCCGGACGGTGCGACGATACCGGCCGGCGAGGTTCCTTGTGAATGGCTTGTCGGCTCCGTCGAACGGATCGCAGGCGAGCTTCACCTGACCCTCATCCTGCCGCACGGACCGAGCCCTTCTCAGGCCGTCGCATTTCCTCCGCCACTCATCGACCCGCCCGACGGGATGATTGCATTGCCGGCCGATCCGCAGCCGTCGATCCCTGATCCTGCTGAAGAGGAGCCCGCCGATGTGGACGGTTGACCTATCGAAGGTTGTCACGGCCGAGCAGAAGGCGGTAGAGGCGCGCGCGGCACTGCAGGCGCAATACTCGGCCGCCATCCAGGCGCATCTCGATACCAAAGCGCGCGAGCGGCAATATGATGGCATCCAGACCGCCATCACCTATCGCGGCGATCCGAACCCGCAGTTCTCGGCCGAAGNCACTCATCGACCCGCCCGACGGGATGATTGCATTGCCGGCCGATCCGCAGCCGTCGATCCCTGACACTGCTGAAGAGGAGCCTGCCGATGTGGACGGTTGACCTATCGAAAGTTGTCACGGCCGAGCAGAAGGCGGCAGAGGCGCGCGCCATGCTGCAGGCGCAATACTCCGCCGCCATCCAGGCGCATCTCGATGCCAAGGCGCGAGAGCGACAATATGACGGCATCCAGACCGCCATCACCTATCGCGGCGACCCGAACCCGCAGTTCTCGGCCGAAGGTGAGGCGCTTTTCGCCTGGCGATCGGTCGTGTGGACCTATTCCACGGCCGAGCTGGTGAAGGTGCTCGCCGGCGAGCGAGCGGAGCCCAGCCTCGAAGAGTTCATGGCCGAGCTGCCGGCCTTTCAGTGGCCGCCGCAGCTGTAGCGGTTGGGGCTCTCGCCCATTCGGCGACGGCAATCGCTGAACTGAGCAATATGGCTGGCACGGCTAGCGCGGCGAGGAACCTGATCATGCTCTTCCGATGAGCTCGCTTGCCGTCCCACTCGTAAGACACTCGGCCGTCTTTACCGGACGGCTGGCGCACTCGCGGAGCGTACCAGCGACGGGTCTAGATTGCCGTCCGACCCGTCCGACAGCAGCATTTCACAACCGTCGCACCCGTTCCCTGGGAGGGTTGCTCTCTGTAACTTAGTCAAAAGCTTTGTGAAATGGTACTTGAAGAAAAAAATGAGCATCCGCTAAAATTCCAGATCACCAGCGTGGAAATCTGGCTGCGCGATTCTTTGAGTATTCGCATCAATAACCCTTGCAGTTCCGGCTCCTGCACACGCTGGCGGCCTCGACTGGAGACAGCCACGCCACCTGTCTCTCTCCGTGTTCCGGGAACTCGTGGTGCAGTTCATCCACCTTCAGCCTGAACACCTCGACGACCGATGCTGTTTTGTGTCCGTCGTCGTAGTGAGCGCGTCAAGATAATAGAATGGACTGCAGCTCTCGCAGCAGTCGTTTTCGTAGCGGCTCTTTTTGCCGCNNGAAGAAAAAAATGAGCATCCGCTAAAATTCCAGATCACCAGCGTGGAAATCTGGCTGCGCGATCCTTTGAGTATTCGCATCAATAACCCTTTCAGTTCCGGCTCCTGCAAACGCTGGCGGCCTCGACTGGAGACAGCCACGCCACCTGCCTCTCTCCGCGTTCCGGGAACTCGTGGTGCAGTTCGTCCACCTTCAGCCTGAACACCTCGACGACCGATGCTGTTTTGTGTCCGTCGTCGAGAGTTTTTAAATGGTGAAATAGCCGAGTGCTCGCTTCTTGGGTTTTCCAGCTACGCCAGCCTCTTCCCACGCGTCCACCGGCCGGAAGCGCGAGTTGTGATCAAAAAGATTTCTGCGCCAGATAGAGCACTTCGACATCCAAAGCGTTTGCCAGAGAGGCGTTTATTCACGCTGCAGAAGTTCCATGAATGCTCCGTCTTTGCATCCAATGGAGCAGAAAGGCAGTCACAAGTCGAGCTTGAAGGCTCGGCGAGCTAATCCAAATCGTCCAAACCCCAGAAGGAAAATTCAGATGGATAAGACTGTGCCCCGGCGCCGATGCCGCTTGAGGGCAACCATCCTTGTTGGGGAACGTTTCGTTTCAAGGGGCGCACCGAAGGAGGAGTGCGATGCGTCCTAGTGAGCGTCAAGATAATAGAATGGACTGCAGCTCTCGCAGCAGTCGTTTTCGTAGCGGCTCTTTTTGCCGCGTTACTGTATTGATGGCTCGATTTCCAAAGTGATGTCGGAGAGGCCTGCTTCAGGCTGATCGTCTGCCTCGGAAAATGTCGGTATGGGCTCGATTGGCCTAGCCGCTAGAGCTTTGAGGTCCTCGGCGAGGCCGGCAAGCTGTGCCGCAAAATCCAGAAGATTGGAAGCGGCGCACTGTGCCACGATTTCTGAGAGGTCAGTTACCAGCTCGATTGGGCCCGCACTTTCCGCTTCGCTGTCGTTTATGTCCAAGCCCAAGTCCAAACCTCCATTTCCGCCAATGTGGGACCAATGGCGAGGCCCGTCAAGGCAGCTGGCCGGTGACGAGCCTCCCGGCCGCCTGCGAGGGGCAAGACGACCAACGTCAGTTTAAGCCGGACCACCGCCGGCCGCCATTAACCAGTGTGGCTTAGCCCCCCGAGCATTCCCCAACGACAATCAGGAGAAACGAATGAGCGCCATCACCGCTCAGCACGTTCGCGCGGCCGCAAAGGGCAGGGTGAACGAGAGCAACCTCGCGTCCGTGCTTGTGGCACTGGACAGGTACGGGGAGCGTTTCGGCATGGATCGGCCGCANAACCTCGCGTCCGTGCTTGTGGCACTGGACAGGTACGGGGAGCGTTTCGGCATGGATCGGCCGCACCGTCTCTCACAGTATTTCGCCCAGCTCATGCATGAAAGCGGAGACTTCCGCTACGATCGCGAGATCTGGGGCCCAACGCCGGCGCAACAGCGCTACGAAACGCGCACCGATCTTGGCAACACATCGGAAAAAGATGGCGACGGCTATTTTTACCGCGGCCGCACTGGCATGCAGCTCACCGGCAAGGACAACTACCGCCAGTTCCGCAACTGGTGCGGCGCCGCCGGCCTCGACTGCCCGGACTTCGTCAAGGATCCGGACGCGGTCACTTCCGACCCTTGGGAAGGCCTGGTGCCTCTGTTTTATTGGGACACCCGCGACCTGAACCGCTGGGCAGACGAGGGCGACGCCGAGACCATCACGAAGAAGATCAACGGCGGCAAGAACGGCTTGGCGGATCGGTTCGACCGGCTCGCCCGGATCTCGCTCGTGCTGCTCGGCTACCGCACCGACAACGTCCTTCAGTTCCAGGCCGACCAGCGCCTGCAGGTGGACGGCGATGTCGGCCCGAAAACCCGTGCTGCGATGCATACGGCGCTTGTGGCGCTCACCCCGGGCGAAGCGGCGCGGCCGGAGGTCAAGGTTGCACCGGTGACCGAGGAGAAGCTGGTACCGGTTCCTGTCACGCCGCCAAGCCTCGATGCGCCGTGGTGGAAGTCGAAAGAGGTCATCGTCCCGGCCGTCAGCGGCAGTGGTGCGTCAATCCTCACCGCGATCGGCGGCATTCCCTGGCAGAACCTTCTCCTGATCCTCGTCGCATTGGGAGGCATCGCCGGCTTCCTCTACTGGCGCAAGAACGCCGATCGGAAGGCGGTGGCGAAACAGGTCGAGACGATGGTTTGATGTTCTGCACTCCTCGCCTCATCGTGGCTGCGGCCGGTCTCGCTATCATCGCCGCCGCCGTTGCCTGGATCTACCGGCAGGGCGGCGACGATGTCAGAACCTCCATCGAAAGGCAGAACAATGAAGCTGGCCGCACTGCGGACGATGACTNCGTTGCCTGGATCTAACGGCAGGGCGGCGACGATGTCAGAACCTCCATCGAAAGGCAGAACAATGAAGCTGGCCGCACTGCGGACGATGACTGCACTCGCTTTGACCTTTGCCCTCCAGGGATGTGGGAGTTCGGCGCCGGCAAGTGCCGACGGTCTCCGCCGCGTGGTGGGCACTGATCTAATCGGCGGGCGTGGCGGGACGCCGGCTGATCAACGCAAGATCGATCGGACCGTCGTCGGCATCTGCGCGGCGGCGGTCTGGACGAGAAGGGCGCTGAATGTCGCAGAAATATTCGTCTTTGATCGAGCTGC